TCATTCCCCGACGCTTTACCAAAAGCTACGTTGTTGCTACCAGTAGTAACTCCGCCAAGCGCCAATACCCCCACTGCCGTATTATTTGCGCCAGTAGTATTGGAGTACATGGCTTGCGAACCAAAACCAGTGTTATCGCCGCCGGTGGTAGTGTTGTATAAAGCCTGATACCCGACACTGGTGTTAGAAGATGCTGTAGTGTTGGCGTACAAAGCAGCGCCCCCAATTGCGACATTATTACCCCCGCTTGTCGTTGATACAGCAGCAGCTCGACCCATTGCCACATTTTGTGAGCCTGTGGTTAAACTAAGAAGTGTTTGCCAGCCAAACCCAGCGTTGTATTGCGCCGTGTTTCCGGATGCACCGAACAAAGCCCGGTAGCCAAACGCATCATTTTCCCCAATTATAGTTCCGTTATATGCCGCCTGAGTTCCTACGGCGGTGCTTTGACCAGCGGTGGTATTGTTGTACAGAGCATCTTTGCCAATTGCCACGTTATAGGAACCGATTGTATTTGCTTGGCCTGCGTTTAGGCCAACAGCAGTGAAGTCTGTTCCAGAGGTGTTGTACCGTGCAGCAAGGTATCCAATAGCTGTAACTGTCCCAGTGGTATTAGTTGTTGCCGCACCAAAACCAACAGCAGTGGAATTACTGCCGGTATTTGACCTAAGTGTGTCCTTTCCAACGGCAACATTTGATGCGCCTGTGACGTTGGTATACAAAGCATCAAGTCCTATGGCAACATTGTCAGCGCCCGTTGTATTGGAGTAGCTCGTACGATACCCCACAGCAGTATTAGCACTCGCGGTGGTGTTGTTGCCAAGAGAGCCTGTTCCAATGGCAGTGTTAAATGAACCAGTTGTGTTGTTGACGAGTGCCGGTAAAGCTGCGCCGCTGTAACTTGTGCCAATAGCAGTGTTTCCGTTGCCGGTAGTATTATTTTTGCCTGCCTGTGACCCACCAAAAAAGTTACCTGTGCCTGTGGTATTTAATTGACCCGCTTGATAGCCAATAGCAGTATTGTCAGCGGCAGTATTATTTTGAAGCGCATTTGCTCCAATAGCGGTAATCAAGCTACTTGCTGTGTTTGCATACCCCGATTGATAGCCTAAACCGACGTTGTACGACCCCGTGGTGTTGTTATACAGCGCCTCACGACCAATACCCGTGACTTGGCTTCCTGTGGTGTTCTTGGTCAGCGAAAGGGTTCCGAGGCCCACGTTATTGCTGCCGCTGGTATTGGTAAACAAGGCTTGGTAGCCGAAAGCATCTACCGTGCTGCCAGCGTTGTTGTATCCAGCTTGGAAGCCGACCAGCGTGTTGTTACCGTTGGCGTTGGCATAACCGGCTTGATAGCCAATCAAGGTATTTTGTGAGTTGTTGGTTTGGCTGTATCCAGCTTGATAGCCTACGGCGGTATTGTTCGGGCCGGTGGTGTTGGATTGGAGGGCCTGTTTTCCAAGTGCGGTGTTGTTGCCACCAGTTGTGGTTGAAAATAATGCCAATCTACCAACTGCAACATTTTGGTCGCCTGTTGTAGTTGTTGCAAGGGCTTGGTCTCCCACGGCAGTATTTTCACTGGCAGTAGTGTTGGCTTGTAATGCCAAATACCCAACAGCAGTATTCTGTGCGCCAGTCGTATTACTATAAGCAGCTTGATAACCCACAGCGGTGTTTCTGCTTGCGGTGGTGCTTGTGCCAAGGGCATCTTGCCCGATTGCAACATTGTAGCTGCCGGTAGTACTATTAACAAGCGCACTTAAACCAAACACGCAATTGCTTATGCCCGTGGTATTTTTATTTCCGGCATTTAGGCCAACTGCTGTGTTGTAATTTCCGGTAGTATTTGACAAAAGTGCATTGACTCCAACTGCCGTGTTGTATTCACCAGTTGTGTTAGCTTTAAGTGCAGAATGCCCAACAGCAACAATTGTTCCAGTAGTATTATTAAGAGCAGCTTGATAACCCACAGCCGTTCCACTGGAAGCAGTACTTGAACTAAGGGCTTGATACCCCACAGCCACGCTATTGCTTCCCGAAACATTACTGTACATTGATTGGAATCCAATGGATACATTATTAACTCCAGTAGTGTTGGAATTAAGTGCTGATACTCCAATTGCAATACTTTTTTCACCGGTTGTATTGCTTGGCATTGCAGCCGCACCAATTGCAACATTGTTAGCCCCGGTAGTGTTTGCATACCCAGCCTGATACCCCACAGCAGTGTTGTTGCTGGCGGTGGTGTTGGAGTAAAGGGCTTGTCTGCCTATTGCAACATTGCTACCACCAGTCGTGTTGCTGTACAACGCAATACTTCCTATACCAACGTTGTTTGCGCCTGTAGTGGTTAATCGTCCTGCTTCTGCGCCAATATAGACAAAATCATTTGCACTTGTGGCGTTTCGTGCGGCGGAAACTCCAATAGCAACAGAGCCATTGGACTCTGACCCAGCTACATAGCTGTAACCAGCTTGAACGCCAATAGCTGTGAAATTTCCCCCTGTCAGATTACTGTATGCAGCTTGGTAACCAATTGCAACGCCGTTATTTGCTGTGGTATTACTGTAAGAAGCCTGATACCCTACAGCGGTGTTATTGCTGGCGGTGGTGTTGGAAAGAAGAGCGTGATAGCCCAAACCAGTATTATTTGCGCCCGTGCTATTTGCAACCAATGCCGCATACCCCACTGCGGTATTGTTGCTGGCAGTGGTGTTGTCTCGGAGGGCAATGTTCCCAACTGCAACATTGGAGCCGCCTGTAGTATTCGCTTTACCGGATTGTTCTCCAAAAAAACTATTTGAGGAACCTGTTGTATTTCCAAACCCTGCCTGATAGCCTACAGCGGTGTTGCTTGCGGCGGTGTTGGAGGTAAGTGCTTGCATACCCACAGCGGTATTGTTACTGGTGGTGGTGTTGGCTTGGAGCGCGGATGTGCCAACGGCTACGTTAAATGTGCCAGTGGTATTGCTCAAGAGAGCGGAGTGCCCTACACCAACATTGCTGCTGGCGGTGGTGTTGGAGGCGAGGGCGTTAAAACCAAGCGCGGTGTTATTACCACCTGTGGTGTTGACTGCAAGTGCATCACGGCCTAAAGCGGCGTTGTTGCTGGCGGTGGTGTTGGCTTTAAGCGCATTAACACCTACGCTGACGTTATCGCTGCCAGTCGTATTAAGTTGCCCTGCTTGATAACCAATTGCCACATTCGTTGCACCACTTGTATTCGTCGCCAAAGCACTTGTACCAACCGCCGTGTTTGTAGCAACTGCACCAAGTCCTCGGCCTACGGTGAGTCCGTAAACAGTCAGGTCAGTACCTGAGTACAGCAAGTTAGCGGAGTCGGTCTCAAGCCCGCCGGTAGTGGAATAGACCACACGGCCCGAGGTCAGGCCGGTGTTGGTGATGGAGGAGAACACGCCAGCACCGGAGATGTTGGACACCTTGATGAAGTCGGAGCCGTTCCAAGCGCAGACTGCCGACTCGCCCTTGATGATGGTCACCCCGGTGGTGGGGCCAACACCGCGAAGCACGATGCTCTGGGTGCTGGAGCTTTTGTTGATGACGATGTAGGTCTTGGACTGGGCCGGGGCCGTGATGTTGCGGGTTACCGTGCCGCCCGCTGTCCACAGCAGGATGGCTTCACGGGAGGTGTTGGCGGCTCCAGTGGTCGTGGTCAGGGTTACGTCTGCGTCGGAACTGATTGTGGTCGTGCCCGCAACGGCGGAGTCAAGCAACGAGGTGATGGCATCGTTGACCGTGGTTCCCCAAGTACCCGACAGTTCTCCCGTGACTGGAAGGGCCAGACCAAGTAGGGATGTATATGCAGTTGCCATGTGTTACCTCAAGTTACTATTTCCGTCCAATTGGCAGTCTGGGTATTGCTTATTGTGCCCCAGTTCGCCGTTTGCGAAGTGCCTATATTTTGCCAGTTTGCCGTCTGCATGTCATCAATCAGCTTCCAGTAAACAGCGATAACAACACCGATGTCTCCCTGCGCGTAATTGCCTGTCAGAGCAAAGCTTCTTGGCCCTATACCAACCGTACCAACCGCGCCGCTGGCAGACACGCCAGACAACGAAATATTTATCTCAGGCCCAACCGTTCCAACTTCACCAACCGCCGTATCCGGCAGTAACGGAACAATGACCTGACCCAACGCCCCAGCAGCTTCAACGCCTGCAAGTTCTTCAGCGTTGGTGACCGCAACCGTACCAACCGCTCCGCTGGCTTCATTGCCACTCAGAGCAAAAGACGCATCCCTTGTCAGGGTTCCTACCTCACCCGCCGCCACATCGCCGGTCAAGGCCCCTGTTCTGGTAACCCCCAGCGTTCCTACGCTGCCTGTGGCTGTATCACCTGTCAGGTCAATAGCCTTGCTGTGGACAACCGTACCAACCGCGCCAGCAACCGCTACGCCGCTCAATGCAACCGTGATGACCGGCCCAACCGTACCTACATAACCATTTGCCGCATCCCCGGTCTCCGCTGCGGACTGACTTGGAGTGACTGTGCCTACCGAACCTGTGGCTGACCTACCGGTCAGGGCAATCGTAATGCCCGGAGTCGCCGTTCCCACGGCCCCCGAGGCGGTATCCCCCGTCGCTTCAAGAGTACCGCCCCAGCCGTTAGCGCCCCAAGTACTGTCGCCCCAGCCGAGAGACACAAGCTATCCTTACGTTGTAGCCAGCCGCAGCAAGCCAGTAGTCGTGGTGTTGGAAGGCATGGTCAGTGTGAATGTGCCCGCCGTGATGGTCTGGTCACCGAACGTGTAAACAGCCACAGCCTTGTTGCTCTGCGTGGAGTTGTAGACCAAGACCGCGTTAAACGCCGTAGTGATAGTCAGTGAAGTCCAAGAGAAGCTTGCCGTAGGAGTCCAGTACGCCACGCCAGCCGTTGCCGAACTGTTCGTTGCAATTGGAGCCGTGCCGTTGGTCACCGTAACACCACCAGCCGTGTAGCCTGTACCGGATGTGTTGGTCACTTCACCAGTGGTGGAGTATGCGGTGGTAGCGGCGTTAACAGTCGCAGAGGTGAAGTACAGCGCTGCCTTGAAAGTGTCAGCAGTGGTAGCCGCACGGATAGGCGCAGTGCCAAAATTGTGCGTAGCGGTCATCAGTTCCCCCATGAAGGAGGTACACATAGAGGCGGTATTTGCCATGATTAGTCCTTAAAAAGTACCGGTTTCGCCGCCAAATGCGGGCATTTTCTTCAGCGTTACATGCACTGACCGGTGAACCAACTCACCATCCAGCCAATACTCTGTCCACGTAGTCGCTTCATTGTCGTTGTCAACCGTGCCGGTACGATGCTCCAGCAGGGAATCATCCATGTCGCCTTTGGTCGTAGTGACAATCAATTTGAACTCCTGATAAGTGCGGTGGTGGAAGTGTTGGAAGGCATGGTGATTGTAAAGGTCGTGGTCGAGGTTTTGTCTGCCCCGAAGTCAATCACTGCAATGGACTTGTTGCCTTGTGTCACGTTGTAAATCAGAGCGCACCGGGCCGTCAAAGCCGCCGTCCAAGACGTATTTGCAAAATTTACATAGGCCGTGTAGCCAGAAGAACTGATAGTCACTCCAGTCAACGTATTGCCACCGGCTGTATAGCCTGTAGCCACCACCTCATTGGATGTTGTGTAAACCGTGGTGTCCTCGTTCAAGTTGGCATTGCCGGTGTACAGCGCAATCTTGAGGGTGTTCGTGGACAGGTTATGGACGGCCTGATACAACTCCTTCTTGAAGCTGGTGGTCTGCGTCTGAACAATACTCATGTCACCGCCTGCCTAAACTGACCGCTGCGGTACGCATCCTGACGTTCCAGACCGTCGCCCAAACGTTTAGCCAGTGCAAGGGCCTCTTTGTACTTACCTTCGTACAGCCCAATCATGTCGGACTCACCCTTCATAAAGGTGTAAGCTTCTATCAACGAGCCGTACAGCAACACGGTGTCAAAGTTATCACCTAACCACGTTGTAAGCGCAGTGGTGATGGACTCAGGGTAGTAGTAATAGTGCAGTTCAGCGGAGTAGGTTGCGTCGGGTGTCGGGCCGAGGATGAATGACAACTCATTGCTGATAGTCGAGCCAGAAACTGTCGGGCCAAACAAAGCGTAGTACTTGGGCGTTCCGGTGTCGGTTGGCGTAGGGTACGCCTCACGCATGAAGTTCACATCCTTGTTGAGCA